TTGGTCTCCTCTTGGTCTCCCCTCTGGTCTCCCCTCTGGTCTCCCCTCTGGTCTCCCCTCTGGTCTCCCCTTGGTCATCCCTTGGTATTTACTTTGTGCATACAGTAAAAAATCAAAACGGGGACAAAACTCAAAAATGCACTAATGAGAACCATTCTCAATAAGGACGCCTCCGGCTAACAAGGATCGACCATCTCAAAACGACCCTTGTTTCACCTCACTAGACACTTGGAGAGTCCCGCAGATGCTGTAGTATCTAAGGCATTCTGGCGGCCTGCGGTGCCGTCGGCGTCCAAACAGCGATTTGAGTGCCCTAATGGGGGTATTCACCGGCCCGAATCATAACGTCAGTGTAACAGATTTTTTCACCAAATTCTTAAGAACACCTCAAGGATCCTCATTTAAGACATCAAGCATCGTGTCGATCACCTCAAAAGCCTCAAGATTCTCAAGATTCGTGGCTGTGTATTGATTGTCGTTGTCATCAACCACGGTCAACACGAAGCCTTTGAAGCTCTTTTCAAGGAACTTCACAGCAGTATCCACGATCTCCGATGAGGAACTCTCAGGATTCAAACAGTTGTTAGAATATTCGACTTCAGCCAAGGAGATCATACGGAGAACAAGTAGTTACTAGTGGTTACTTTAAGTTACTTTAAGTTATCTTAGAGTATCTTATCGAAAATCTTACCCCCTTACCCCCACCTTAAGGTCTCTTAAGGACAATTGTTACAGTTAAAACCACAACATTAAACCAAAACAAGGCAACTTAAGATCAACTTAAGAAGAAAAAACCGAAGTTTCTTTTCCTAGTAGTGCATCGATCAAGGGTCTTTTTAGGGTAAATCATTAACAATCAACCTAAAAGGTAACATCCGAAGGAGGATTTTGTTGAAAACGGAACGTAGTGGAGGGAGGGTAACGACCGTAACGAAGAGACCCAAGGCTCCATTGAGTTGCCCCTTTGGCCATCCACGTTCGTGCAATCGCAAAGGGTGAACTCAATAATAGCTCCTAGGATCAATTCTGAGAGCTTCTAGGTCATTTCCGCTGTCATCTACCATGACCACAACCTAGAAGCCATTATAGACCCCCTAGAGGCCCAAGGATCGACAACTCACCTCAATGGCATCACCGTAAGATCTAGCAAGATCTTTCTGACCTACTTCGTTACCGAAGATCTCCCACTCACGCTTGTTGCTTCCGAAGAATGGCTCAAGGATTACCGAGGGCATCGATGGCAGTCTTACAAACAAAGCACCACGGTCGTCCTTGGTCAGCCCCTTGCTTCCTCTATTCAAGAGGTCTGGGTAGTTCTTCTTGAAGACTTCCCCAAAGGTATCCGCGATGATCTTGGATTTCCTTGAGTTGACCCAATAAAGGAACTCGTAGCCCTTAGCCAACACGTTATCGGCACAGTTGAAGTGAAGTTCCACCGCAAAGTCCACCTTAAGTAACTCAAGTTGAGCAGTGATCCACGTCATGGCCCCTCCGTACCCTTGGCCATCGTAGTGAGTAAAGACCACACAGTTGATCCCACGTTTCTCCAAGTCCATCCTAAGGAACTCAGTGATCTTTTGGTTGTAAGTCCACTCTGAGGCTCCAGAGACGCTAGAAGCCCCGCTATCCCCTTTTCGACTGTGACCTACACAAAGAGCAACCAAAGGCCTCCTAGACCCCTTAGAGACTCCGTATGGGGGTAGTAGTGACTCGGCGATCTTTGTTATACTTGTTTTTACATCCATTGGTTTAGATTACGTTGATTGTTGGTTCGTTTGAAGTAAGAGTCTGCAAGTTTTGTGAGTTCCTCCTTCAAGAGGTCATCCTTGCGGTCATCGATGCGCCTATTGGCATCTTGGGCCATGTGTTCTGCCCAGTAGGCTACAGCGATTGCAAGGGCATCCAAGCGGTCATCGTGGGTTAACGCACCACGGTCTCTTGTGATCCGTGACAACTGGTACATCAACTGGTAGCGAAGCTGGGAGTCCGTTGGGTACACCGAGCAAGACTCGTAGTCCCTTTTGATGGACTTAGGGTCGAACACAAGTCTGTGTTGGTTCATCACGGGTTCCAAGGTGTCCACGATACGTTTCTCCTTTTGGGTGCTGTGACGGACTTCCTTGATGGAACACGGGTGGACTTTCTCAAGGTAAGGCTTAAAGATCTCCGTGAACATCCCATCACCGAAGTTGGACTCCACAATGATCTCGTTGACGTTGTGATGGTGAGCCTTAAGGGCGAGGGTCTTCAACACGTCAGCACCGTAGCCTCCTTGTAGACCTCCGAACTCGCTGACGTACAGGTATCCATTGAGCATCTTCACGACTGCCCAAGCTGTTTCATCCTTACCACGTCCAGACGGGTCGATAGACAACACGGAGCCTTGGTAGTCCACATGGTCACCAATAGTCCTGAAGGGTCGATAGAAGCGATCACCCGTGAAGCCTACGTTAGGAACCGATGAGTCCCACATGAGGTCAGGTGTTTGAGCCCACACAAGTTTCTCAGGAGCCTTGTCCCTGTCGATGTCCATCACAATCAGGTCGTTGATCTTTAGGGGATACCTATCCAAGTCAGAGAGCTTAGGATCAAGCATGAACTGCATGGCAAACCCTGTGCGACCATAGGACACCTCACGTTCAGCAAGGTCTAGCTCAGAGAATCTAAGAGGTTCACTTGGAAGTCCCTCACGAGCGTCATCGACACACGAGGCACTTACGTTGCTGTTGTAGGACTTCTCGTTCTTGGCAACCGTGATGATCTTAGAAGGCCAAACACGACACGAGTAATCCCGTTCAATCAGCTTGTTGTAGATCGAGTCTTCACACTGGGGAGTCCCAAGAAACAAGATCCGTGATGACTTAAGGGGTTTAAGGATAGCCTCGAACTCTCGCACTTGTTCCCCAAGTTTATCCCGAAGCGACTGGGTTGCTGAGTTGTTTGGGACTTCCACGTCGTCGGCCACAATGATGTCAGCACGGGAACCTGTGAGCTGCGAGGTGATCCCTAGGGACTTCACAGAGGGGGCGTGGGATGCAGGGGCTGGCCCAACATCAAAGGATATTTTAGAGAACCGTTGTTTGTCTGTGGGCTTTAGGTGTTCCAACATCGGCATTTCGTGGATCAACCTCAACGTGAACGTAGAGAAGTCATCGGCACGAGTCTTAGACGCAGAGACCACAAGGATGTTCTTAGAGGGATCAAGGAGCAACTGGTGGACAACGTAAGCCGAACAGATCCAAGATTTCCCAACGCCCCGAAAGCCTTGCAAGACTGCCCGCTTGGGGCCATGTTGCATCCAGTCAGCGATTTCGTACTGAATGGGTGTTGGATCGGGGAGCTTCAGGTGTTTCCAGCAAAGGTACAGGAAGTTTCTAAAGTCTTTAAGTTGATTGGGAACTTGTTGCATAATGTAGGCAATCCTTCTTATTCTCCGACAGCTAGGTCAAGAGAGTCGTCACGGAACGGCAGCAGGTTTACCAGTTCACCCAATGGGCTACTCTTGGTTACTGTTGCGTAGATTCCGTTGTCCTTAAGCATCTGACGGGCGGCGTTAAGGAGTGCTGGAGAAGATTCACCAGATTTAATTTGTTGGATAAACTCGTCAATCAAAAGGTCTTGAAGACCCTCCATTTTTAACGCACGGTCAAAACTTACTTCTTCATTGTTCATCTTTGTTGTTTTGTTTGAGTTCCTTAAGGATCTTAATAATCATGTAAGCCAAGGTAGCTAGACCAACAAGGATTGCAATACCTGTGTTCACTTGTTCAAGAGAGATGTTTGCAATGAGTCCTGTGATGCCTATAAGTGCTGGAGGATGAGTGTTGTCGTTCATCGATTAGGCGATCTTCCAGATTTTAAGGAATGAGTAGCGTTCGCTGCGTCCTGCAAGATTGACTTGTAATCCAAGACCATTAGTTGCTTGAGCAGTTACCGTATAATGCCTAAGCTCAATTACAGTACTACTTGCTGTTAAAGTGATAATGCTTGAACCACTACTGTTTGTAACAGTTCCATCCGTACTGTGAGAATAAGAATTATTTCCATTACCAATAATACCAGCAGTTGCGGGAGATACTTGATAAATTAAAGCAACGTGAGCGTTTGTTTTATAAGCTGGGCAAGAGTAATCAAACAGGTATTTACCAGCAGGAAGAGTTACTTGGTACGTTCCAGCGTTTAAGGATGCACCAGTAATTCCATTTTCAACAACCGTATTGATAGCTCGAATGTTTTGAGTTAAAGCCACAGAAGAACCTCCAGCGGTGTTTGTAGCAAGCTCTTCAACCATGTAGAAAAGTTGTTTGGAGAATGGTTGATTGATGTCAGGAAGCGTAAGTGTCTTACTTGAAAGATCTAAGGTACTTGCAAGCTTTGCTGCGGTTACGTTGGCATCAAGGATTTTTACGGTTGTAACAGAATCGCTAGCTAGTTTTGTAGCACCAACGGATGCGTTTGCTAACTTCGTGTTTGTAACGGCTCCTGTGTTGATGTGTTCATCTAGGATGGCATTATCCGCAATCTTTGTTGCTGTAACAGAATCAATAGCAAGCTTATCAGCAGTTACAGCTCCGTTGTTGATGTCAGCCGTAAATATCACAGAACGATTTGAGGAATCACTAGCGTCTTGTGAGACCTCTTGAGCTGCAAACAACGAGTGCCTATAGGCCGTGTTAAGGGCATCCTCGGACAACACAGCACCACTCGTAAACTCAATCAACGGAAGGACTGTGGTTGATCGATAGATGCGAATCTTAGAGTACGCAGAGGGAGCCGTAGTGAACGTCAGAGTCTTTGTGGTCGTATTGACTGTCGCAATAGTGCTTGTAAGATCCGTCTTAGTTACTCCACCTGCACCGCTGTATCCGATTACTCGAACATCAGCAGAAGTCAAAGCATCGAATCCGTAAACAAAAGAAGTTCCAGAAAGCCCAGTGTCAGTTTGAAAATACGAAAGTTCGTAAGTAGTAGCCATTTTTAGTAGTTGTTAGTTATTGTTGTTTCTCAAATTTACCCAAGCGATAGTCGTTTTGTTTCTGGGTGATCTCACCAATCTTCTTGTAAAGCTCAGGGAATTCTCCAAGCATTTCAAGTTGAGCCTTGTTGCGATAACGCTTAACAACCTTGTTGATCAACGTAATACGAGGCGAGGACTTTCCGATTTGATCCTCGATGTTTCCTTTTGGAAGCGCCTTGTACTCTGAGTTTTTCATCATTGAGGACAACGCTTGACGAAGGTTTTTACCGTCGATCTGAGTAGTCCCAGAAAGCTCAAGGAACCTATCGTATGCTTGGGTTCCGTTCCCATTAGTGAAACTTCTCATGTCCAAGTCGTCCAACCCGTGGATCTTTGCAGGAGGCATCGTGAACCCATGGAGCAACGCACCAACCTCTTGGTCAACGATGTCGTTCTTTGGTGTCGATAGGTACACAGGACTCAAACTGTTCAAGAGACCCAATGGATTCTCTTTGTAAACAACATCACCAAGGAAGGTTCTTTGTGGTGGAAGGGCTTCACTTGCGATTGGAATACGACGAAGAACCGAATCGGCCATGCTACGGCTTTCACGTTGGATCACCATGTTCTCCGTGTTTTGAAGTTGATTCAAAGTATTCGGAACAAATCCACCTGCAATATCTTGAAGTAACTTAGGCCCATAGGTTTCTGGATCACGCGCACAGTTCATCAAGTTGTTCAAACCGCGAAGGTAACTCTTGTCAGTCAAGTTGTACGTCAAGGTAACCAAGAGTCCTGACATGGCATTCTGGATTGCATCATCGCTCTTAGGTGCATTCACTTTGTTGAACTCCATGATGTCAGCCATGATTCCCAACGGAGTAGCCAAAGGATCAAGACGGTTGTAACTAACATACTTACCTCCAATCTTGATCGAGTAAGGTTGCCAACCAGTGGACTTAAGGGCATCCTTTTCCTCCTTGTTCCGTGGGCCACCACCTGTGATTGCACCTTCGTTGTTCATCAAGTAGTACATCACGCTGGTGGTAAATACCGAAGCAACACTCATGCGACCTGCAAGTTCCGCTTTGTAAGCAGGGGTTCCATTGGTAAACGCATCACGGAACTTAGAGCTTGTTGCAAGCAAGATGGAATCCTTTGCAAGACCAAGCGGTGAACGACTAAGACCAAACTTAAGGATGTTTGTAGGAGTCTTCACGAACGGAAGAACAAACTTAAGAATCGGGTGTTTATCCAAGACGTTCATAACACCAGTCGTAAACGCATCACCAGTTGCATTTGAGAAGGTTACCTTTTCAGCGTACTCAAGAGCAGCATCGGCCAAGGCACTCTTTTGCTTATTGAATGGATTCTTTTCGTACTCCTTAGCGATGAAGCGGTCGTACTCAACACCCATGTCAGCAGTCAATCCAGCAGCCTTAGCTCGCGCATTGTACTCTTGGAACAAACTCTTTTCGTTGTACATCTTACCGCCTTGAAGGACAAACCCAGAAAGCTTTCGTTCAACATACTCAGTGAGTTGAGTGCCATCTTTGATTCCCTTTTGAAGTGCTTCAACAGTGAGTTCCTTACGAAGAAACTGACGATAGGCTACTTGTTTGGCAATCTCATCACCACCCATCATCAACGTGGAGTGAATTCTAGCAGTCTTTCCAAGCCAGTTGATTACAGTTCCAAAGGTTCCATCAGGATCAAGACCGAATGCTTGGGATGAAATAGCACCGCCAGCAACTCGACTGTCACTAAACGATCCAGAAGATCTACTATTCAAAGTGCTTTCCCCAGCTTTCATGGCCACAACAGCAGCATCAAGGACTTCTCCAAACCCTTGGACAGTGGTGAATGCGTTTACTTGAGCCTTAACGTAGTCAAAGTCCCCAACAAGAGCGTGACCAACAGTCATCTCAGCGTTTCTAAGGACGTTTGTCATAATGTTCCCAAGGGCGTTGACAACTTGAGTCGTAGGACTGAACAAGCTATTGATAAACCACTCGTGGGTAGCGTTAAGTAACTTACCACCTAAAGTCGCACTCTCAGTCGCAGTAGTCATCGCTACACGTTTTTCAAGGTCATCAACATTACTGATCAACGCGAGATGATTCTTGTACTCCTGCATCGACTTGGAACCAATCATCTTTGGCCCATTCTTTGCAAAGTCTTCACGACGAAGAATCTTGTCAGCAGTCATGCGTTGGTTTCCTTCAGCAATAAGGTTCTGCTTGTACTTGTTGATCTGCTTCTTTAGTTCCGCAGCTCTGCTTGAAGGAAGCTTGATATTAAGATCCTTTTTAGCTTTTTGTTCCAATTCAAGTTCCTTAAGACGCTCTGGCCCCATCTTGCTAATGTCTTCGAGCTCTTTAAGAGCCGCCGTAAGTTTGACGTGTTCCTTCTTCATCTTCTTGTAAGACGCGATGGTTTCTTGAAGATAACGCTCTTTTACCGTCTTTTCTCGCACTTTTTTTGCAGGAATCGTGTTCCCAGCATCATCTACGGTGGTTTTATAAGCAGCACTATCAACATCCGTAAAGGCTAGTTGACGCTCAACAGCAAGGTCTCCCTCAAGTTTAGCGATCTTATCCTCGTAGGACTTAGCGATTTTCTCTGTGTCAATTACTCGTGCTACTGGAGTCTCTCCTTCTTTCGGAATGACAACATCTGGAGCATCTGGGTTGATCCCTTCGATGTCCTTAACGATTGCTTCAACGTCTGTGTTCTTGGTATCAATTATCTTTATACGAGTTTTACCGTCGTCAACAAGGTCAGCCAGTGCATCTGTTGGAATCTTTCCACCATTTTTAATCTTACGATCTAAAAGAATACGAGAACCAACTGTGCCGTAAACTGAATAAGCAGACAAGAAATCTTTGAATTTAATTCCTGCATCAAGCATTTGAGTTTCAGCTTCTAAAGCAGCATCTCCAGTTAATCCTTGGGACTTCTTAGCAAGCGCAAGTAAAACTTCGGCCGCTTTTCTGGCTCCATTTGCAGCTAAAGATTGTTGAACTAGAACATCCTTAAGTTGTGTTGGGTCTGCACTTGCTACTGCTTTATCCCAGTCATCGGGATCTAATCCTAAAGAAGCATAACGTGATCGTCCGCTTGCTCGTAACTCAGCTTGTGATTCGTATGGAATTTTAGTAAAATCTGGAAGCTCAGCTTGTTTTGCAATAATATCAATAATCTCTTTAGGACTATTAGCATTTGCAAAAATATCTGATGCAAGAGTTCCTATAGCCTGTGGGCCGCCTTTGAGTTTCTGAGGATTAAGAGTAGTAGGATCAATCTTAGGATCTGAGGGAACAATAGGCTCACCTACGGACACCTTCGGTGCTTGTGGCTCGATGATCATTCCAGCACCCACAGGAGTCTCCGTAGCAGGTGCAAAAATCACAGGAGCATTGAGTGTCTTAAAGTCCCCCTCAGTAGCTTGCATGGCATTGTTAGCGACCTTAGCAGCCTCGTCTGGAAGCATCCCAGAGTCTACGTTGGTCTTAAACTCTTTCATCGCCTTGATGCCCTTGGTGAACAACGGAGCCAATGCCTGTTGCCCTCCCTCCATAAAGAGACCCTCAATGACGTTCTTGAATCGTCCTTCGACTTCGTTGTCGTCCTTGTTGGCCTTAAGGTAATCCGTGACAGGATTCTTCAACGCAGGATAAGCATCGATAAGATTCGATAAGCGTTCGTCTTGACCATCAAATGCAATGAAGTCAGTCACGGCTCCTTGAAGGAACTGCTTGCCGATACTAGCGGCCTTCTTAACGCCTACGCTTGCTTCAGCCAACATACCAGCAGCCTCAAGACCCTTAGCACCCTTCTGAAGAATACCAACACCTTGACCGATCTTCCCTAGCGCACCACCGACAGGAATGAATCCTGTAAGGAACTGGGTAGCTCCCTCAACGAATCCACCTACGGTTGACTCAGACTTCCCAAGGAACCTTGTGTCCCAGTTGGGCAACGCATCGCCAGTCACGAAGTCCCCTAGGTCATAGATGCTTTTAGCAAATCCTTCGATTCCTCGTAGTGGAGCTAAGAAAACGTCCTTGGCATCAAAGAAACTTCCTTCTTCTTGCTGTGGATCGTTAGCAAAAGGGGCATCAGTGAAACCACGAGCGGCCGCTTCGGTTGCAGCAGATGCAGCTTGTGCTGCGTTATCTTCTAGGATATTGGAAATAAGAGACATGATTTTTACTTAGAGATTTCGATGTTGTTAGCAGAGTACCACTCTTGTTGGCCTTTAATCAAGCGGTTATAATCGCCGTCATAGCGGTCATTAGCAATCTTTTCAGCAGCAGCACGAGCTTCTGGTTGATCGAGGTTACGCATGATGAACGTAGGAAGGATCTGATAGGTTGACTCGCTGTTCGCTTGGGTGAAAACGTAATCGATAGGATATAAAACTTTTCGATTTGTTACTTGAGTCATTTGACCTGTACCAAACATACCAAAACCAGAAATACTTTCAGGAACCTCTGATTCAATGAATCCTTTTTGAACAGCATCCCAAGGAATTCCAATGGTCTTAAATCCACTTGTGAGTTCTTGACGAGCTTTGAGCTTATCCATAGGCAATGCAGTTGCAGCTTTTACAGCAATCTTAGGAGCCTCAGTGTTCCACTTGTTCTTAACAGACTTGTAAACTGGCGTGTGATCCACAGGGTTTGTTAAACGAGCTGACGTAAGATCATTCTGGTATCGTTTGATAAACTGGGCATCACTTTCAAACAAATTATTTGACAGCCTAGGTTTACCACCTGTGTCAAACAAGGTATCTCCTTTAGCTTCCGCAATGCTTTGTTGAAGAGTAGCCTTCTTTGCTTCTTCAGGTGTAGCACCGGCTGCCTCATATTGTTTCTCTAGGTCACGCATCATCTGCGTCTGGGAAGTCACTGGAGCCTCTTGAACCTTGTTAAACACAGGATTCGTCTGCATATCCTTCATTAATTCGTTCTTAACTGCATCTCCAAAGTCTTGTCGAAAAGCATTTGCAAGTCGCATATGAAGATCCTTTTGGGCATTCTTGTCGTTGGTTCCTTCAAACCGAATAGTTTTCCCAGCTACCTCATAGTCAAACGACTGCCCATCCTGAATCATTTGAGTTTGATCTTGATTCAAGCGACTATATTTAGGGAGTAAACGACCAACAACACCGTCAGCAATAGTCGTGAACGCTGGATTAATAATCTTGGTTCCATCGATTGCGGTTTTATAAGCTATCTCTTGTAGGTCAGGATTAGCTGCAATGAAACTTTTTGAGCCTTGATCGGATGTAATCGAAACAACATCTTTCACAGCCAACGCACTACCGCCATCTTGTTGAAGCTTTGTGATCTCCTTATCACCGTTACTTGCTCTCGTGAACTCCAACGCAGCCATATTCGAGGACAACGTATCAAGGCGATTCAAAGCTTTCTCTTGATCAGCAGGAGTAAGACTCTCATCTTTCATGATATTATCTACACGCTTTGTGTACGCATCGTCAGGATTAACTCCAGCAGTTAAATCTTGTCTAAAACCGATCAACTGAGGTGCGATGATGTTATCGATCTTTTCCTTGGAAGTCCTTTCGTTCTTTGCCGAAAATTGTTCTTCCTCACGGTCGATAATTTCATCCAACGAAGCCATTGCGAAACGACCTTCAGTAGATCCAAACAACGGCTGTCCTCCGATCTTTGCAATGTCCAAGGCTGCCATAAGCTTACGTGCCTCCATGAATTTAGCTTCCTTTGTCAAGGTTTGGATCTGAAGTGACGAGTCGTCTCGTAGTTTCTTAGAGATAGCCGTAGGACTCAGCTTGGTCTTGCTTGATAGATTCGCTGCGTTGACCTCAATGATATTGTTGATCTGATCATTGAACCCTTGTTCAGCCGAGGCTGCATCACGAGTAAAGCCGTCAATCTTAGCGTCCTTAAGTGGATGATTCCCTGACGGACTGTAAATGTCAAAGCGACCGCTCAAAGGTTTTCCATCAACATCGGTGGCTGTTCGATCCATCCAACGTCCTGTGTGGGTCTTACCATCGGCCGTCTTAAGAGTAACCGTGTCACGCATCTTGATCCCTTGAGACTTGAACAATTCTTCAATATCCGAAGACACAGCAAAGTCTTGTCCATCGATCATCTTGGCAGAAGTAGGTTTCCCAGCTTTGATCAAGGCCGCCTCTTCTGGCGATACGTTCGCTCCAATTCCTTGAAGAGAAGCTTTGTCCTTATAGGGGTCACTTGAGTATCCAAAGATTGTAACACGAGCATCATCATTGGACACCTTGTTCATTGTTCCACTTTGAGTGGTCGCATTGGGAGCTAAATTAACGCCGTTCTCAGGGGTAAACCCAATAAGACTTTTAAGTGCCTCTTCCTCGTTGAACTTCCCTACGTTCTCATCGAAGTACGATGTCTGTTGTTGAACAAGTTTAGGAACAACCTCCTCAAGCAACTGGTTGTGCAAGGTGTTCGCATAGGGACTCTTTGAGGTGTACTCACCAAACTTATCCGTCAATTGCTTCACACGACCTTCAGTGTACACCTTGAAATCTTCTGGTGTCGTAATCCCTTGGTCAGCGTATTCGTGAACAGGCTTATTCTTAAGTTCCTCTTGAAGGGCCGTAAGCTCTGGTTGAACCGTGGAGTTGTAGTACCGCTTATAGGTCGTCTCAACAAACGTCTTCTCCTTACCGAGCTTATCAAGGAAACTCTTGGCATTAGGGTCTCCTTGTTCCACCAAGTTCTTAACCTCCTGTGGAGTCAAGGCGTTCGCTTCGATCTCCCCTCGCTTCGTTTGGATGTCAACAAAGTCCCCAAGTAACTGTGATCCCCCTTTGAGCGCACGAGCAAGCTCCAGTGCTGGGTTGGTTTGAGGTGCTTGTTGAACCTGTACGTTGTATTGACCACCACGTTGAATCGTAGGACGCAACCCAATCTGACCAAAGTCGACTTGAGTTTCCTTGCGACTACTGCCGCCTTTGAGTGCTTTAAGAAGTTCTTCTTGTTGAGTTGCCATAAAAATTATTTAGGTGTTGTAAGGCCAGCCTTTTGTCCTCCAGAGTAGATACTCATCCCAGTTTGGACTCCTTGAATTGTAGATCCAATATAGTCAGGTTGAGCGATAGGTTTATTGATGCTTAGAAGATTCCTTTGATAACCAGAACCAACCGATTGAAGTTCAAACTGACGTGCTGTATTAACCATCTCAGCTTGCTTCTGTTCAGAGAACGCATAGGTAGCTTGTTTACGAGAGATGTTGGCGACTAACGCTTCCACACTGAGACCAGAAACACCTCCTTCACCAGCAGCAACAACAGCAGCAGCCTTAGCTTCCTTGCCCTTGATTTCAGCCTCTTGCATACGTTGTGAACGTGCTGCTTGTTCTTGAGCTTGCTGTGATCGTAACGAAGTAACCTCCTCAAGATACCGCTGGCGTTCCTGTTGTGACGCTAGCTTCTGTTGTTTCTCTTGGGCATCCCCTTGTTGTTTTTGTGCAACAATAGATGAAGCAATACTAGCAGCAGCAGTAGCCGCGCTAATGTACGCCATTGTAGTTGCTGTAATAGTTATCGGTTCACACATGATTGGTAATTGTAAATTTTATGAAAGGTTGATTGTTTTTAAGGGTGATCTCAGGGCTGAACTCAGCGCCACAATAGAGCAACCAGCGGGTTGCGTCGGTATTCTCAATATGGATGTAGTTTGAAGCCTTACCACCGATTGCTTTAAGCATCGCTTTAATCCACTCAGGGCTGTGCCTTGTGAAATCCCGACCAGCTCTAGGAACCAATAGGTCACTTGCTAATGCCCAGATGTAAGGCTCATCGGTATCTTCTCCACCACAGCCAAACATAGCCAAGGGTGTCCCATCGAACCTATCACAAATTGTGAAGGTACACAGATCAAGTGTAAGACCAATACGCAGTGCATCCTCAGGTGAATGACCACCACAGTGACACTCTAAAAGATCCATAGGTCTCATGGACTCAGCAATAGGTTCCACGTCGGTAATCACCGCTGACCTAATAATGCACTTCTGGTAGCTTCTAAGAATATCGAGAGGATCTTGTGTGTGCATTTGCTTCGAATTCTGCGGACTGGAAGTTTGCTGAGAATGCGCTGTCATTGATGATCTTGATAACGCAATCCTTAGCCTCTGTAAAGATTGAAAAACGAGCAACACCATCCTTGAAGATCATGGAGCCAGCACGGGTGACATCAATGATAGATGGACTGAAATCCAACCTAGTTACATCACGAGCCACAGGAGTGACTTCAATGCGGAACGAAGCAGCCTTAGAGTAGAACACAGAACCATTACGAAGGATGAATCTTGTAAGACCCGATGGTGTCCCTTGTGGGCCTCCCTGTTGCTTGAACGTAGGCTCACTGAAGGTGTACTCCATGTTGTAACGGATGCCAATGAAGCAGGTTGAAGGACGTGCTAGGTATACCGTGTTACCAACAGAATTGGTGATCTTAATGTTGATTCCATTCTCATCGTAGGCTTCAACAACATCTGAGTCCTCTAGGTGATAGGGAAGCGTGATAACGTCCGTAGGCCCACTGGTTACCTTAGTAAGTAGATCAAGATGGTATGAGAAATTACCAGTGGTATCCAACTCAGTCCTTTGTTCCTCCATGTTAATAAAGGTCAAGATAGCGTTACCGTTCTTGTTACCAACGATGTAGAGCTTACTGTTCATAAACTCAATCCCTTGGATGTCCATTGCGAACGTAAACTTAGACCAACTGGAGATCACCTTTTCGTTACCGCTCCAGTAGAACTTGTAAACGTAGATTGTATTCGCTATTGCGTCTTGGGTAAGAACACAGATGAGATTCTCAGTGGAAGATGAAACAAGTTTTGTAACGTCATTCGCTGGGATGTACGATGGAATCTGTGAGGTAATATCAGCAGAGTCGTAGGTTGACGATGCAGCATCTAGTTTGAACTCACGGAGTCCTAGATACTTTCCACGGTTAAACGGGAAGTAAACATACGACCCAAGGCCCATAGGTTCCGCAGATGTATCAACGTCGTAGTTGGTTACTGCGGTGATGCTGATGTTCTTAGAGGTCAAAGTGTCACCACTCTTAACAACGAACTGACCACGATCAGCAAACAGAATAAGGTTCTCTTGGAAAGCAACAGCAGATGACAGCTTAGAGATCGTAGTAGAAACCGCAGAGACATCGATTGGATCTGAGTCCAACAAGGTACGCACGGTTGTTCTGAAGAAATTAAAGAACTGCCCAGCTTCACTGAAGATCACCGTGTCGTCCGTGAGGAGACCAAGGCGATTCTTGAAGAAGAAAAGGTTGTTGATGGGTTTCCCAACGAACGATGGAAGAGGATTAGAATCATTGTCGCCAACGATACGGTCATTCCAAACAACCTCAGATAACTCAAAGGTATTCAACCCAGTATTCACGAGTCGCTGTGGCATTGTCGCTGAGTCGATCTTGTAGGAGATATTGTACCCAAGGGACTCAATCCAACCACCAATACCAAATGATCCATCATCGTTTGTTTTGAAGGTAACGTAATAGTCGTCCTCCTTGCTGTCGATAGCACCACGGACTGACACAGAGAATCCATTAGGTGCTTGGACAGGAAGATCAGAAATATCATCGACAGTTTTGAAGACAACACCAATGGCACTGTTGGCTAATCCATCACGACTTGTAAGGTAGAAAGTTTCCCCTGTATTCTTATCCAGAATCAAAGAGCTTCCATTTGTCGTGTGGGTATACACATCATTAAAGGCTGTATTAGCCGTACAAACAGCATTGATCCCAGTAGCAATAACAGAGGTATCAGAATTTGAAGCTGTCGTAGAAACTCCTGATGTGTAACTGATTTCCACTGAACCTGCATCAGATTCTGGGTAGCTTATAGTCGCCGCCCAGTTATCGTTAGAGTAACTACCAACGTTAAGAACGGTAACACTTGTAATTTGACCAGTGCTATCGTTAACATTTATTTGAAATTTAGCTGCTGAATATCGTGTAGAAGTTCCAGTCTTAGCTACGGTTATCGTAGGAGGATACGCTGAGGAATACCCAGATCCTGCGTTTGTGACTGTGACACTACTGATGTAATAACGATCATCGTAGCCTTCATCTACAAGAAAGTTAAGAGTAACCGTAGCTCTCACAGCATTTTGACCGTTAAAGATCAACTCGTACTTCTTCTGATAGTCACCTTGTTTAATAAACACTAGAGCCTTGGATTCATCAAGTAGAGCAGAAAGATCCGAGGTCATCGCTGGTGTCACCTGAGTGTTCAAAAAGAACGTAGTGTCAGCCAACGTCATCGACTTAAGGAACTTCCGTGAGTTAGCTGTTTTAAGATAGTCAGGAAGAGCCATACCCCCAGTAGTTCCATCAATCGTAGCCTCAGTTCCATCAGCAAGATTGAAAGCTCTGGCAACCGTAGAGTTCAACACAACAGCATACCGCTCAGTATCGGAACGATTGATGAAGTGAATGAAGTCCGTAGGGTGGATCACTGTGTCATACAGGTTGGAGATCACACGGGTACAAGGACGCTTTTTAAGGCCATCACTGACCGAACTAAGGGCGTTTATCTGTTCCTCGCACTGACCAACAAAGCGGACTTTAGGAGATTGTTGAGAGACTCCTTGGACAAGATTAGAAACAGATGTTGTGATGTTAGCCATGTAGATTTAGGAAATATCGTTGTTACGATTGATGCCAATTCGAGAAGCCACATCATAGTTGTCGAAGATGGTGATGTCAGAGTTACGACCATCGGTCTCTTCTAGGCGAGCCTTTGCCATGATCTCATCACGCATGATAAGACTCTCAAGCTCCCGTGAGCCAACCAAACGTGACTGAAGGGTTCTTCCAGCTTTGATTGCAATGTAGCGACGTGCTTGTTCTGGGAGATCTTCCCAGTCCAAAAGGAAAGTCATGTTGACCGTGAGTGTATCCACAGTGAACGTACTTGTGTTATTAGCGCGATCCCAGATATTTAGACCACGCTGAACGATGTCAACACTTCGATCCACAGCGTCAACCTGAAGGGTATTCGCGGGTACTTGGAAAGTTCCAGCAGGGATTCCTTGGGCGAGCTTGAAGTTCTCTACGGTGTTGAATTGCCAACCATCCGATTGGACTTCACGGCTTACTTCATCAAGGATGTTCTTAGCCAACGCAGCAGAATGAGGAAGTGCTGTGGCTGTGGCAATGCTGTTCACTGGAGATTCTCCAATGTACCCAAGCATCGTATTAACTGCCTCTAGTTTTGATGTAAGTGTAGCCATGTATATGTGATTTTAAGTATAGTTGTATAGAACTTACAGCATAGGTCAAGTGCGCCTTGATCTACAGTGTAAATCCCAAACAAAAGGAAAGCCCCCTTTAGAACTTTTACGAACTAAAGGGGGCCAATTAGGGGTTTTATCGATTAACCGATTACGACCGAAGCCTCAGGACGAAGGACACCGTGGCCCATTGCGTACTTAGCAACAAACAGAGTGCCTTGACGCTCGATTTGATACTCGGACTCAGTGGCAAGATCAAGAAGCTTGACCGTACCGATAGCCGATGGGTGAGCAACAATCATCTCGTAAGACGTAGCGTCGGTTGGGTTATAGCCAGCACCAGCAGTACCGAACACATCATTCTTAGAATTCGAGTCGTCTGCAATTTGATCGGCAAGAAGCTTAGTAACACTCGTCAAGTGATTCGACTTGAAGATACGGATACCAGCAATCGTTGGGATTTGACCCGTAGCGACGTTACCCGAACCACCATAAAGGTTGTTGATAACAGTCTCATCCGAGGAGAGCAGCGTGTAGAAATCACGAGGCTTAAGGATAGCGAAACGCTCGTCCTCTGGGACATCCTTTTCATCCAAGTTTTGAGCAGCCAGCATGAGTGCATCAACGATCTCAGCAGCGGTTGGGGTAGCAGCAAGCTTAGAAGTAAGACTTGTACCGCCATAAGTTCCATCAACACCAGCAGTACCAGTAATACTTTGTGGAGTCAAAGCAGCAGCAATCAGGGTCTTCATCGTTGCAATGTCGAAACGCTTCGCAAGAGCCTTACCGAGTTCCTTAGCGTAAATGCTACGGACATCGTAGTGGTTCTTGAGTTCATCAACATTCGCAATGAACGTCGAGGCAACCAACAGGTCATCGATAGTGATGATCTTTTCTGCGTGTTTAATACCACTCAGATAGCCAGCACCAGCGTCTGCAATGTTATCTCCGGGGGTATGATATTTAGCAGTTGCGATTCCTGTAACAGGGAACTGAGCAGACTTGCCGCTTTGAATGGTTCGCACCATGTGCAAATCTTTCATCACGTTCATCTCTTCAAAGGTAGTCAGGATTTCTCCAGAGAACACCTTAAGGAATAGAGCATCGCGATCGCCAGCTCCGTTGATTTGTCCTAGGTTGGACGGGGTAGTAGCACCATTAGCCATATAATTATTCTATTTTTAGTTTTTTAGGTTTAACAAACGATGTCCGTGTTTTTTATGTTCGACTATCTTTTCTTGCCTAAAGAGAACAATCGGTTGTCCAGCGTACTGGGCCTAGTCCTTGCTTTCAAGGTTACGACGGTCGTCCTTTTATTATTTGTGGACGATTTCCATCCATTGTGGATGAGAAAGGGATACCTCCCGAATTACGCATCATTGAGAGGCGCGGGAGATTTACTGAGAAAAGGGATTCCCCTTTGCCCTATTGATCCCGTGTCTGGTCACTTTTAAAAACCTCACAGGATAATAGTAGCGCGGCTAGTCAACACTCGTTGGTAGTCTCAAGGGGTAGATTGGTGCGATGGTGAGGGATTCGATTCCCACATTGCCGTAGACGACTACGGGTTCTCTATTGAACTAACCACCACAAAAGTATTACTGACAAGACTCACAGACTTCACCATCACATCCACCAGTGCGAACTGGGAGTGGCTCATTGAAGTCATCGTCTTCTTCGGAAATAGTAATTGGTTCTGTAATCATAAATTGGTTTCTAGGTCGTTAACGTAGTGAAGTAGATCACCTACGATAACCTTTTGTTCCTTTGAGAACTTCTCGCTTTTGAGACGCTCAAGGAAACTTGGAATCTTACTTTGCTTGATCGTCGGTACGCACCCAGTCATCGATAGACTCAGAGTTGCTGTTGTAAGAACGACGAATAATCTCTTCTTCATACTCATTGTACAGCTGGAATAGTAGGTCTCCTAGCTTCGGGAAAACACACAAGACCTTTACTAGGAGACCTACAAACACCATAACACAAACAGATAGACAGATACCGAGAAATTATTTTTGTTTAGCCTTACCGACATTCAATGCCAGAAGATCGAGGAGCTTATAGCCCCACTTAACAAACCCATCATCTTTCGGAGTGGGAGTAAGTGCAGCAATAAGTGAAGCCGCGGTAACGACTGCGGTCAAAGCTTGGACGATAGCCGAAGCATTGTCAACTAGGTAAGAGATAATTTGCATGATTCTTAAATGCGTGAGATTGAAATACGCTTCTCAACTTGAGCGCGATAAGCAGGATCTTTGGCGTACCTAGAGTCCTTCATTGCGTCAACCATCTGAGCGTTGGAATTAAACGGAGTGATCCCAGCACCGGCCACTTGGCCTTGCATGAGTTTCACGGGTGATCCACCATCGGACAAGAAGCGAGCATAGAGACCCTTGATAGCCATCTTGGCTGTGTCAGCATCGTTGGATTCAACAACACGGTTAAAGGTAGCAAGCTCGGAGTCCGTAAGGGAACCAGCGGCCCACTCAGTCATTGCACCGTAGTTGTCCTTGCCTCCTACCTCATTCATGATGGCATTCGTGTTGGCCTCTTGGGAAGCCTTGTAGCCATCGACGTAGGTCTTAACAAGCTCACGGGAGATACCATTCTTCTCTAGGGCAGCATAGGATGCCTCAGTGAGATCACCACGTTCAGCATACTCAGAGCTTGCAGAATTCAGAGCATCACCAACACGAGTCTGAACATCGGATGCCTCAAGCTTTACCTGAGTCTTCTCCTCTTCACGGTTCTTTGTGTGATACTCCTTTTCAAGATTGGCGTATGCCTTAGCGAGTTCCTCGGGTGACTCAAACTTCTCAGGGAGCCACTGGGGACGCTCATCACTTTTAGGTTGCTCTTCAAGAACTTCCTTAGGTTGTTGTTGTTGCGCTTGTTGACCCTTTGCTTCATCCATGAGAGCTTCTTGTTGTTCAAGGCTCATCTGCTCACGGGCAGTAGGTTCATTCACGGAGGTCGTATGTAATTCAGCCATAATAATTGTTATTGTTGTTCAGCTTGGGCAGCATCTAATTGCTGTTGCTCAGGACTATTAGCCTGTTGGTATTGATCACTCAAGGCTTTTATTCCAGCAGGGCCAAGTTTCTGACTCATCTGAGATGCCATTTGTTGTTGGGCTTCTTGAGCAAGTTGTTCTTCTGTCTTAATAAGACCAAGGGTTTTAATCCCAAGGGCAGTTGCACGACGCTTGAAGTACTCTTGTACGTTGACAAACTGAGCAACCGCTTGTGGGCCTACGACCTGAGCAGCACCTGCAAGGAACTGGTCAAGCTTGTTGAGATCATTACCACGACCAAGAGCTTCGACACCAGTGACAATCACAGGCTGTACAAGATTCTTAGGAAGCTTAGGAAGTTTCTTGGACTTCGACATGACGAACATCAACCGTTCAATCAACGGAAGCTGAAGCTCATTGGACAACAACGAATAAAGACCGCCAAGGGAACTCTCAAGCTCCTGTGACAACATACGGATCTCCTCAGCGGTAACACGTTCAGCACTGCGGACAACACCAGAGGTCAACAAGAAGGCAGCACCAAGGCGATCCCTGATTCCATCCATTGTCATCTGAGCGACCTTGAAGTCGTTGAACTTGTTTACTTGAAGCGTCGTAACATCCGCTGCGTTGCCTTGAACAATGGCTCCGTTAGGACTGTCAGCAAGAGTACGGGCGCGAGTAGTGCCATTAGGAGATACAAGGAAAAGAACTTTGGCAGCAGCAGCAGAACCTTCAACGATTGCCTGAGTGAGGGCTTCAAGTGATTGGACATCTCCTAAGTATTCTTCAACGTATCCACGACCGTAGGATTCTCCATCAATACGAGAAAAACGCAAAGGGATATAAGGACTACGATCAAGGGGAACCTTACCACCGGACTTAGGAAGAACAATCCCGTTAATGTCCTGAGTGATTTCCCACATATTATCGTCACGTCGAATACTTGTGTACAGATTGACATCACCTTCCATGGACTCATCCTCGGAAGCACCGTGGGTTTCTAGGAGTTCATGGACTTCTGGGTCAAGCGCCTTACGTGAGATGGTTTCCTTGGTTGCAATCGTCAAGACGTTACCCATTGGGTCGCGCTCAATGACAAAGCGGTTCAGGTTAAACACACGAAGGCCGCCTTCTTCAGGCATGTACAGGAGAGCGTTACCAGCGATGATGAGATGCTTAAGTGCCTCATGGAGGGCTACTCGGTACGCCTCTTTAGCGATCTCACTCATCACCAGATCTTCAACGCGCTGAAGGGAATTCTCGATCTCACTAAGGACTTCCTCTGGGGTTCCATTCTTGGCGAGTTCAGCGGTGTCTGCTTGCAGACGAAAGAACGGAGCGTTGGGTGGTAGGAGTGCTAACAGTAATTTACTGGCGAGGTTATTTACTCCTCTAGCACCAACGCTCTGAAAGGGGGTGTTAAGCCGACTGTGTGGCCCAAAGGATTCTTCGGGAAGCACATAGGGCAACGTAAGTTTCGACGAGGTACGACCGCGATCCAAGTAGGAATAACGGAGACCTTCAAGTCGTGAATAAGTTTGTTGAGCTGTCATGTTGATGGTTTATGCCCAGAACACAGTAGGGGCTAGAGTATCGTCGGTAGGACGTGGAACTGGATGGGTATCGTCACCTTCGCCAGTAGTCCATTCGGAACACCAGTAGATAAATTGGTCAGCACCTTCAGGCACAGGGATACCAGTAAAGTCACGGTACAAGATCCAGTAATCCGATCCGTTGTATTCTCCGATCTCAAGCAGGCAGTGGTTGTGGGTTGCCGTTGAGGCTTGCCAGTTGCCATCTTCATCTTGAGATGCCAGACCAGTGGACGCTCCGAATTGGATCGCTACGTCTTTCGATGGGAATTTAAGTAGGTAGTCGATCATTAGGCTGTAGGATTTTCAAGTTCTGCCACTTTGGCGGATAGTTGTTGGATAGCCTTAATCATTGGCCCGATCAATTCTTCATAACCAACTGACAGCACATCATCGCCACCTTTGACTGAGTGATCTTGGAAGCCACCGAAATCAACTCCAGTTGCGTCGATCAGTTCCTTAACCTCCTGAGCAATGAGACCGTGGTGGAATCGTGAACGCTTGTGAGTGCCAT